AGGGATGGATGCGCGGCGACTCCTCCAAGCGCGAGGAGCTGGCCCGCCTCCAGAAGATCGCGGCGGGCGCCTGATGGCTACCTCTCCCGCCGAACGGCTGGCAATCGTATCTTTGGTACACCGGCACGACCGGAGCGTCGAGGACGTTCTGAGTCGAGCCCAGGCGATTGAAGCCTGGGTCATGGAGGGAACCCCAGCCAAGGGGCCTCTGGACGCCCCTGCGAGCGGATCGCGGAATCGGCCCCGGACCACCGGGCAAGCCTCCCAAGCCTGAAACACCGAAACCGAAATCTGAAACTCAAGGAGGGGCACCATGCCCGACAGCACGATTCAGCTCTACACCCGGCAGTATGCCGACTCTCTGGAGATGGCTCTCCAGCAGCAGGACTCCCGATTCATGGACAAGTTCATGATGGGGAGCCACAGCGGTGAGATGGCCTCGCCCATCGACCGCATCGACGCGGTGGACACCCGCGAGGTGTCCGGTCGATTCGAGCCCATCGGTCGCGTGGAAAACAACTACTCCCGGCGCTGGCTGCGGCCTCGCTCGTTCGACCTGCCGCTCTACGTGGACTCGTTCGACATGCTCAAGCAGACGAACGACCCGCGCTCGGCCCTGGTCGAGAGCTCCCGCGCGGCCTTCGAGCGCCGGCACGACGACCTCTGCATCGATGCCTTCTTCGGCGATGCGATCGTCGGGACCAGCGGCACCGAGGTGGAGTCGTGGGCGACCTACACCGGCCAGGTGGTCGGCGTGACCGTCGGCGGCAACGGCTCGAACATGGGCTTGAACGTCGAGAAGCTGAAGGCCGCTCGAAAGATCCTCAAGAAGAACGAGGTGGACTTCGACCGCGAGACCGTCTTCATCGGCTACAACGCGAGGATCTGCTGGCCGAGGCTCAGGTCGAGAGCCTGGAGTACAACGAGCGCCCCGTCCTCAAGGACGGCAAGATCGTTTCGTTCCTGGGCTTCACCTTCGTGCCGACCGAGCGCCTGCCGGTGGACGGCTCCGGCTTCCGGCGCTTGCCCGTCTGGGTCAAGAGCGGGATGCACTTCGGCAAGTGGGGTTCGCCCCGCGTGGACATCCGCGAGGACACCACCCTCAAGGGCTACCCCTGGCGCGTGTACAGCTTCGAAACCTGCAACGCCACCCGCCGCGACCCGAAGAAGGTCGTGGAAATCAAGATCGCCGAGTAAGGGAAGGAACCGAACATGCCCATCGAAAATCGCAAGACCGCGGCTCTGACCGCGGAGGACCTGGCTGGCGAGCGCATCGCTTCGGCTGGCCGCGTCCTCCTGGGCGACACCGCGACCATCGAGGTGGCGGCCGCCGACGACGACGGCTCCGTCTACCGGCTTCTTCGGGTGCCGTCGAACGCGGTCCTCACGAACATCGACATCGCTTCGGACGCCCTGGGCACCGGCGCGAGCTACGACGTGGGGATCTACGAGACGGCCTCGAACGGCGGCGTCGAGGTAGACAAGGACGAGTTCGCGTCGTCCGTCTCCCTGGTGACCGCGATCCCCTGGACCTCGATCATGGAGGAGGCTGCCCCGACCGACATCGACAAGATCGGTCAGCAGTTGTGGCAGCGCCTGGGCCTGACCAAGGACCCCGGCCGCGCCTACGACATCTGTGCGACCGGCAACGTGGCGGGGACCACGGCGGGCACCATCGCCCTGCGGATCCGCTACTACCTCGACTGAACCATGGACCGGCTGGGGCGACCTGGCCGGTCTTCCTCCTTCTGAAAGGCTTTCGCCCATGAGCATCTTCATCGGAATCAACCCCGGCAGGGGCAAGGACGACATCGCCGTCTCGACCGTGGCGAGCACCGGGAAGGCCATCGAGCTGGTCTTCGACGAGACCAAGGTGCGGAACCGCGCCCAGCTCCTGGCCGAGCTGGAGCACATCGAAGGCCGGATCGCGGTCGGCAAGTACCCCGCTCCCAGCCTGTGAGGTAGGGGGCGATGCCTTCCCAGATCGAGGTGGTGAATCGGGCGCTGATCAAGCTCGGGGAGGATCGCCTGATCTCCCTCGAGGACGACACCAAGGCTGCTCGGGCGGTCGGGATGGTCTGGGACACGTTGCTCGACTCCGAGCTAGCCCGCAACCGCTGGGCCTTTTCGGTGCGTCGGGCGATCCTTCCTGCGCTCCTCGAGCCTCCCGCGTGGGGTTACTCCCTGGCCTACCAGCTCCCGGACGACTGCCTGCAACTGATCTGGGTGGACGGCGCTTCGCGTTCCGAGGGCATCCAGGACTTCATCACGGATTCCACGGCGCCCTTCCTGGTCGAGGGACGAACGATCCTGACCGACATCGAGGCCCCCTTGCAGGTGCGGTATGTGGCTCGCGTCACGGACCCCAACCTCTGGGAGGCGCCCTTCATCGAGGCGTTCTCGTCGCGGCTGGCCTATGAGCTGGCCGAAGACCTCACGCAATCCAGCTCCAAGCGTGAGATGGCGTGGGCCGAGTACAAGACCTCTGTGGGCGAGGCTCGCCGGCAATCGGCGATCCAGAACCCGCCTCAGTCGATCCCTGACGATTCCTGGCTCCAGGCGAGGTACTGAGCGTGTCTCGGACCTCGCATTACCTCAACGCCTTCAACGCGGGGGAGCTGTCCCCCATGTTGGACGGCCGGTCGGACATCGCCCAGTACGGGCGCGGTGCCCGGGCGCTGGAGAACATGATCCCGACCACGGGGGGCGCCTTGTACCGGCGACCCGGGACGCGGTTCGTGGCGGAGGCTGCGGGCACGGAGGCGCCGGTCCTGGTGCCGTTCGTCTTCTCGCGTGAGCAGTCCTACATCCTGGCCTTCGGGTCGGACGGGATCTACGTCTACTCCGACCGTGGCGTGGTGGAGTCTCCCCCGGGGACGCCCTACAAGTTCGGCACCTCGGGCGATTTTATATTCCCCTACCTGCGGCGGGCCGACGGCACATCGCGCATCTCCTACGCCCAAAGCGGGGACGTGCTCTACATCGCGGACGCGGGCGGGTCTGCGCCTTTCCAGAAGATCAGGCGCCTGGCGCATGACTCATGGACCGTCGAGGTGGTGAGGTTTGCGATGCCTCCGTTCCAGGATCTACCTGCTCCTGGCGTGAATGCGAAAATCAAATGCATCCCTGGGACGGCAGATGAACGGCGCCTGAGGATACCGTCTTCGGTGATCCCAGTTGGGAACACATCTGTCCTCGGTAGACGGATACAGCTTTACGCTGAAGATGTGAAATTCAACTCTGGCACGAATGGTGTAAATGAGCTGGTCCGCGAATGGACAGTGACACAACAACTTAAGCCTGCGCCAATCACCGCATTAAACGAAAAGGACTTTTTTACGGTTGACTCCCGCTTCTACTTCATCGACAAGGTGGGTATGAATGGGGATATTGACGGGCTTGGATCGTGGTCTACTGCATTTACGATCCCTGAGCGCCCTTTCCACACAAAAGGGCGGCGCGTTTATCGGTCAACAGAAAACGCTCACCCCATCAGATTGACGTATTCTGGTAACGGCTATTTTTCAGGAACACTTGCGTTTGTTGTGGGAACTGGGGTCGATTACACCGATTATCTCGTTCTTTGGGATGAGGAGGGGATCCCTCCTGAGTTCGACTCTACCGTGTGGGCGTGGGAGGCGATCGACATTCAGGAAGAAGGGGGGATAGGTTCCTCTCCTGGGGCTGTCCGTCCGACCGCGGTCGCCTTCTTCCGCGAGCGGCTGGTCCTGGCGGCCGGGCGCAAGGTCTGGGCCTCCGTGGTGGGCGACTACGAGAACTTCGCCTTGCTCGACCCGAACGGCGAGGTGGTGGCGGACATGGGGATCTCCATCGAGGTGTCGATGGGTGACGGCTCCCCGATCTCGTGGCTGGCCTCCGCCGACCGTCTGGTGGTCGGGACGCTGGGCGGCACCTACCTCCTGGGTGAGCAGACGGATTCCGAGGTCTTCGGGCCGCTGAACATCAAGCTCTCGCCGGTGGGCGGGTCGCTGGCGAACGGCGCCGACCAAGTGCAGCCTGTGGTGGCGGGCGAGCAGATCGCCTTCATTTCGCGCACCGGGCGGCGCCTGTTCGGGATGGTGGGCAAGGACACCGGATCGGGCGACCTGTCGGCCATGGCGGAGCACTTGGGCGCGTCCCGGTTCGTGGATCTGGCCTGGCAGCAGGAGCCGTCCTCCGTGCTGTGGGTGGTGCGACAGGATGGCCTCCTGTGCGGCGTGACGCTGGACATGGCATCCGAGGTGGTGGCGTGGCACCGGCACCCCCTGGGCGGCACCCATGCGGTGCGCTCGGTGGTGTGCATCCCGTCGCCTGACGGAACATGGACGGACCTGTGGCTCTCCGTGGAGCGGACGATCGAGTCCACCGGTGGGCCGTCGCGGTCCTTCTTTTCCATCGAGGTGCTGGCCGACGAGCGGCAGGTGGGAACGCCTGTCGAGGATGGCGTGTTCGTGGACTGCTCCCTGTCCTACGATGGGGCCCCGGCCTCGACCTTCTCCGGCCTCGACCACCTCGAGGACGCCCTGGTGGACGTGCTGGCCGATGGGGCGGTGACTCCTCAGCGGACGGTGATTGCGGGCGCGGTGGGCACTGACACCCCGGCCTCGAAGGTCCACGTGGGGCTGGGCTACCGGTCCCTGTTGCAGACGATGCGGGTCGAGGCGGGCAGCGAGGGCGGGACGGCTCAGTCCCAGATCAAGCGGATCCACCGGGTGACCTGCCGGTTCCTCGACGTGGTGGGGGCTCTGGTGGGTCCGAGTCTCGACAAGCTGGATCGGATCGCGTTCCGCCGGCCGTCCATGCTGATGAACCAGGCGATCCCGGCTCAGACGCTGGATGCGGGGATCCCTTTCCCCTCCGGGTACGACCAGGACGGCTACATTTGCGTCATGCAGGACCAGCCTCTCCCCATGACTCTGCTGTCGATCGTGGCGGAGCTCCAAACGAATCCACGGTGATCACGATCCGGACCTACCAGCCGGAGGACTTCGGCGCGCTGTGGCCTCGGATCCAGCAGGCCCAGGCCACGTTCGCGCCTGCCCTGTCACCGGGCTACGCTGACCTCCTGGCCGAGCATGGCGGCTCCTCGTGGACCGCCGAGTGGAACGACCACGTGGTGGCGCTGGGTGGCCTGCAGGAGATCTGGGAAGGCCGGGCCATGGCTTGGGCCTTCCTCGCTTGCGATGCGCCGATGCTGCGCCTGACCCGGGCTGTTTCCACCCTGCTGCGGGCCTCGCCCTTCCGGCGCGTGGAGTGCTGGGTCGATCCGACCTTCGCGGCGGGCCACCGGTGGGCCGAGCTCCTGGGCTTCGAGCTCGAGGGGCTGGCCCGAGCGTACCTT